CGACCAGGTACTACAGCGCAAAAGGACGTACATAGCGCCAAGGTAGGTAGCCATATCCTGAAAACCTCTTACGATGACCAGAACATGCGCGACAAGTACAACGAAGAGCTATCCTGGATGGAAGTGTGCGGCACTGTCCTGGAAAAGCGGATATGGAACCCTAAAGCAGGGGCCGTCATCGGCGTTATGCAAAACCAAGACCCCGAAACCGGGGAGGCCACGCAGGAAGAAGTCTACGAGGGCTGCACGGAAACCATTGTCTGCCCGCCGCAGGAAATACTTCCTGATTCATGCTACCACCAGGACGTCGATTCATGCAAAAGCATCATCCACCACCGGGCTATCCATGTTGATCAAATCTTCGAGGAATGGGGCGTCAGGGTGTCCCCCGAGAAGGCAGAGGCAGAGAAACTCCAGAAGAGCATGATTGGTACCGGAGGCCTGGGATATGGCCAGGGCGGTTTCAGGATGCACACGGTCAAGCTGGAGAACCACGCCATTGTCAAAGAATACAGCGAGCGCCCGTCCAAAAAATACCCGCAGGGGCGCTTTATTGTTATCGCAAACGGCAAGTTGCTGCACGCAGGACCTTTGCCGTTTATGGTCGACGACGATCAAAAGCCAGGCCTGCCCTTTGTCAAACTGGTATGTCTACAAAGGCCCGGCTGTTTCTGGGGCAAAACGGTGCTGGAAAGACTGATCCCTGTTCAGCGCAGGTACAATGCGCTTCGTAACCGCAAAGCTGAGTACCTTAACCGCTGCGCTATAGGCCAGTGGTTTACCGAAGAGGAATCGGTGGATGAAAGTCAGTTTGCGGTGGAGGCCGGGATGCCCGGGGCAATTCATACCTACCGTAGGGGTACAAGGTTGCCGGAGATGGTGCGTAACCCGCCACTGCCGGCTGCCTTTGAGACTGAAGAACAAACCTTGCTTAGTGAATTCGCAATCCTTTCCGGTGTTTCAGAGGTAAGCCGTGACAGTTCTGTGCCGTCTGGGGTTAACTCCGGTGTGGCGATCGGCCTATTAAAAGAGCAGGATGATACCAGGCTTTCCAATACCGCTGACAATGTTGACAGGTTTATGATTCAGGGAGGCAAAATGGAGTTACGGCTTAACCGCCAGTTTGTTACATTGCCGCGGACTCTGCACTCAATAGGCAAAGACAACGTGGCCGAGGTCATTGATTGGACAGGCTCAGATTTGCACGCTGATGATGTTATACTTGACTGCGCTTCGGCTATGACCGAAAGTCCGATTCAAAGACGGGCCATGGTATTTGATTTAATTAAATCAGGCCTCATGAATGATCCCGAAACGGGCAGGATTGACCGGGAAATGCGGAGCAAGATATTTGAGATTATCGAGTTCGGTGAATGGGAAAGCGCAGACGATGAGGAACAGCTTCACCTCGGTAAGGCCGAGCGTGAAAACAGGATGCTTGAAAAAGGCCGGTTTACACAGCCGGCAAGTTTCGATGACCATGTTATGCACATTTCACGGCATAACAAGTACCGACTGACCACCGATTATGAGGAATTGATAGCGCAAACTCCGATGATTGATAAGCTGTTTGCCGCGCATGTTGAAATGCACATGGTTTATATGCAGCAGGCGGCCATGGCGCAGATGCAACAGCAAATGGCTGTCCAGCAACAAATGGCTGCTGGGCAGCAGAATGCACCTGTACCATCGGACGATGGAAATGGTGAAAACGCCGCTTAAAACAGCGGTTTTTTTATACTCAAAAACAAGGCGACAACTCCCTTTGGGGGAGCCGCCAAACAGGAGGTAGTTTAATTTATGGATGGCCAATTAGTCGATAACTCCGTTTCAAGCGCAAGCCCGGCGCCGCCCGCACCGGAAGTAGTTGTAACATCACCTACACCGGAATCCAGTCCGGCCCAGATAGCAGCCCCGGCGCAGCGCGATCCAGCCGTTTTGAGTGCGATACTTGAAGGAGCCGACCCCGCAACGCTGTTTGGCGGGCAAACCGAACAGCCGCCGGCGGCAGCGACACTGCCGCAAGCAGCCGCACAGCAGCCCCCGGCCAATACCGGACAAGGTCCTGAGGTTGTAGAAGTCCCGGATAAGTTTAAAAATCCGGACGGTACGATTAACTCTGATGCTCTTTTGAAGTCTTACGTGGGCCTAGAGAAAGTTTTGGGCGACCAGGGCAATAAACTGGGTCAATATGAGCGGCAGTTACAGGAAGCCGCGCAGTTCATTCAGGCTGTTCAGCGTATGCAAGGTCAGGCGCCGCAGCCACAGCCACCAACGGCGCCGCCCCAGGAAGAAGCCCCTAAGTTCCCCTGGGAAACTGAAATGACCCCGGAGGAAAAAGAAGTAGCCCTGGAGGAGTATTATGCTGACCCTCTTGAGGCACAGGCCAAAAGAGACCAGCAAACTATCAAGGCCCTGGAACACCGGATGCAAAAGACACTGGAAAATGTCTTGAAGCCCCTGGCTCCCATAGTGGAAAAACAGCAGTATGAGGCTGAGGTTAATAATTATGCCGCACAACTGCAGAATTTCGCGCAGGCTCACCCGGATGTCCAAGAGATCCTGCCTGCCATGCAGGTTATAGCCCAGGCGATGGGTTCTAGCGCGATCAAGGCGATGGAGGCAAACAGGGAAAACCCCCTCGATGCCATTTATGCGGCTGCAAAAGCGCTGCACAGGCCAGCGCCGCCGCCACCGCCTACACCGGAGCAGTTAATAGCTGATCCGAATTACCGGCAAAAGATAGTTACCGACCCAAACATTAAAAACGAGATCCTTAAAAGTACAATAACCGGCATAAAAGACGGCCAGCCGCCGCCTGTTATCGGTTCTCAGGTTGGCGTGCCTCCGGCAACGCCTTCAGAAAAGCCGAAATCGGCGCGTGAAGCCACTTCTATGCTCTCAAGAATGCTTTTGAGGAGTTAATAGGAGGAATTGAAATTGTCTGATACACCGCTTTCTATGACTAGCATAGCAAATGCTTTAAAGTATTGGTACCTTGAAGGACTGCGTTATCAGCTCAACGAGCAGGCCAGCGTGTTTTTAGCTCAATTGGAGCGCGACCAGGAGCACGTTGAAGGCTACAAGATTAAAATGGGCCTCTCTTATGGTGTCACTGGCGGTATTGGCAACAGGTCCGACACCGGCACCCTGCCCACCGTCAACCCGCGCAAGTTTGTGCAGGCCGAGTGGGATACCTTGAACATCTTCGCCAAAATCCAGGTCACTGATAAGGCGATCCAGGCTTCTCGCAGCAACCGGGGCGCTTTTATTCAAGCCCTGGCCCACGACATGGAGAAGGCCGAGCGTGATGCAAAGCGAGACTACTCCCGCCAAGTAATGGGCGACGGCACCGGCAAGCTGGCGACTGTCACAGCTGTATCGTCTAGCAGCACCACTCACACTGTTACAGTGGACAGCGCAAAATGGTTCGCTGAAGGTATGCTGATTGACTGCTACACCAGCGCGACCAAGGACACCAGCGAGGCTGAAGTAACCTTCGTGGACAAAGACAACAACAAGATTGTGTTCGTAGCTACAACAGCCCCGGAAGCGAATGACGTGATTTATACAGCAGGCAACAAGGATCTTGAGCTTACCGGCGTTGCAAAGGTCATGACTGCCGACAATACCCTGTATAACATCGCTCGGGCAACCAACAAGTGGTTTAATCCGACGATTAAGGCTGTCAGCGGCGAAATCTCTGAGGTCAAGATCCAGGAAGGCATCGACGATGCCGAAGACGAAACCGGGAACACCATCGACTTCCTGATCTGCGAGAAGGGCGTCCGCAGGGCCTATGTGAACCTGCTTTCCGCCATGAAGCAGATTGTGAACACGCTGGATCTCAAAGGCGGCTTCAAGGGCATTTCCTTCAACGGGATACCTCTTGTAGCTGACAAGTATTGCGCGTCGGGTGAACTGCTGGCCCTGTCACTGGCTAACTGGAAGATGTACGAAATGGCCGACTGGGACTGGATGGACAGCGATGGTAACATTCTCTTCCGGAATACCAATACACCGGTTTACAATGCGGTTTTGAGGAAGTATGCGGACTTAGGCTGCGACCTGCCGAAGGGCCAGGTTCGCTTCACCGGCATACAAAGACACTGATCATGATTCGGGCAGGGCAGGATGTTATGCCGCCTTGCCCAATCCGATTTTTTATTCCTAACGGGAGGTGCATAAATTGTCCGCGACCCTTACGAAAGTTAAGGATTTTAAATTCGGCAACGCTTTTATGACCATGGTTGACGTTGCCTTTGATGATTCATACCCGGCGGGCGGGGAGTCTGTTTTACTACCGTTGCGCAACATCATGGCTGTTTTTGCCGAAAGTGATGACGACAGGTACAGGCTGGAGTATGACCGCTCTGCCGCCAAGGTCAGGGTTTTTAATAACGACAAACTGCCGCTTTTGGTGGTGGAAGAAGATGTGGCCGTGGCCAGCAATGCCGGTACATTGAAACACCGGCCTCTTTACATTGTGGCGGTCCAGGCTACTGCCGGCACTACAACCGGGGCTTTCAAGGTTATCCCGAAAGGCGAAACCACGGCGACCAAGCAGGTTGCCGTTGACTTTACCACCGGCGGCCTGACTTTCAAGACTACCGATGCGGTAACGGCGGCGAAAATTACCTACATTCCCCTGCG